TTCTTTTCATCGTCGGGCAAAACGGGTGCAATAGGCAAATCATTTCCACTGTCATCTTCTTTAACCTCCTCAAATGGTTTCAAATCTAAAACTTCTCCATCCAAGGTGTCTACGGATTCTGACAATGGGGACATGAATTCCTTCAATTCTCTCTCAATCGGGGCACGGGGGGGAACAGGGGCAAGAGGTTTCTTCGACATCGTAATTTCGCTCAAGGATAAGGCAAGTTCTGCCACATCCGAACTAATATACGCGTGTCGACCACAATCACAAGGCGATTTCCAACATGCAAAACAAGTAGATTCCTTCGAACGCTCTTTCTTCTTCAGCTCTAATTCTCTATGGGCCTTCATGCAGAAATAAATGAATCTCAATGCATCTGATCTACGCTCACATTTGTAAACTTCGATCATGTGCGGGGCTTGGTTAACCAATGGTTGTCCAGGATTAATTTTAGGAGCAACCCGGTAAAAGATCCACTTCATTCCATGTTCAAAATAATGGGCATCCAAATTCTGATAATCAAAACCCAATTTTTCGTAATGATCCATATCTAAAGGTAATACCTCCAGATATATATGAAATCTACGCAATATAGCGATAGGATTCATTACGAAATCTTGAACTCCCAATTTGTCCACATTAGAAGTGACCACCAACGTATCAACATTCCAAGTGATCATTCCTTTGTTATGAGCTTCAGCCTGATTCGTCGGATTCGCAACGTTCTGCATGATTCCTACAACTCTGTCAAACGGATTACCTTCTGCAATCTCCTTCTTCGCAACTCCTATATCGTCCAAGAGAACATAATACTCACCGTTATACGGATCATCGAATTTTGCTTCTGGGCGAATAGAAACTTCAACTGCCTTCGGATCATTTTTATCTCGTTCATACACATCACGGGATATATCCCAAATGCTTTGCACGAGATTCGTCTTGCCAACTCCAGGGGGACCTATAATCGCAATTCCACAAGGCATCTCATGCCATGTTCCGCGGCGTATGTACGCGCGAAACTCAGCACAAGCAGCTTCAAACTTCGGAAATATAGGTTTCCCATATCGCTCCGACAACTCTCTCAATCTGTCAGCGTCCTTTAAAAATCCAGGGACTCCGTCATCTTTATACGGCGCATAATCACCTCTGCTCAAAGCAGCAGGTGTGGAAAACGTAGCCTTCTGAATTTTTCTCTCGAGTTCAGCAAATTCTAATAACTCACTTAACTTTGTCAAATGACTGGTAAAATAATCAGGAAATAGAGTAGCCAAATAATCGACTCCTCTCTTCCCCAAATCAATGACAAAATCAAGCAAATCAAAGTCTTTGCCAATATTCCGCAACAAATTCGACGCAACTCTATAGTCAAGCGAAGTTGAAAGCGTTTGGGCAATCATAGACAGGAAGGTGGACGACAAAATAGCCGTAACCACTTTTCCTAGTTTAGTCTGCCCAAATGCATCCAACTGATCCAAAAATCCTGAAGAAGAATAATACTCTGGTTTCCCAGAAGATCGATCCACCTCAGGCCACGCATCATCTTGTGTAACCATACCAGGGGGAGACCCACGCTTAAAAAGCGCGAATCCCTCCGGGGCTAAGCTCCACAAAAACTCAAACAAATCTCGGCCTTTCGTCAAATCTTCGATAAAACGTTTGCATGCAGGAACCTTCATCCCTACAGCTACGCTATTCATCACTCCGGCAATCAACGTCGTCACATCTCCAGTCTGTGAATACTTGTAAATCATTAATAGGCTAGAAGTTAAATGCAAGGCAAAAGCGCTGTTGGACAGCGTAAATGCTTCACAAGTCAAATTAGCTTCATAATAATTGACATTCTTCTTATCGCTCCGTTTCCGTCTTCCAGTCTCATCTCTCTGCGGCATTCGATTAATACAATGTGACAAAGCACGCGCGTATTTCTTCTTCTCTCGTCTAGAAATACGTTCTCTATCCTTCTGCGCGTTTTCTTTAGCCAAATTGTACTCTCGCGTCTTCTCATCTTTCTCGCAATCCAAGTCGTAACCGTATGATGGCAAAACTGTGTCGGCAAAACCTGCGCTAAACAGCTTGATTGAAGGAAACTCTTCAAAATCTAGGTCATCATTTTGTTCAATTGACCCATAACTCCAGTGTTCCTTAACCAAGCGATAGCCAGGTTCATTGCCATAACAAATGTCCAGATACGCGGCCTCAAAACTCTGTCCAACGGGCAACATATAATCTCCACTCTCGTCAGAGACAAAAATGTAGGTTTTCTGTTGCATTCTACGGAGAAAATTCCTGAGACCAATTACGGTCCATCCGCTCATTTTCGTCGGCTTAGGTGTCAGTTTCCAAACACCGTCAACCTTCGTTTTCCAACGAATGGATTCTTCACTCGCTACAAAATCGCAAATATCACGGGCCATAAAGCCCGCTTCAAGAAGCAACTTTGATCCACACGTCGCTGGCACCAGGTCATCACACAGCAAATCAAACATCTCTGCGGCTAAGACTTCTTCATTAACACGTAGGTGAAAGTTAGAACTCGACACATTCATTCCTTTCAATCTATCGTGCTCTGCGCACTCAAACAACGAACCAAAACACTGCTCCTTCAACGAACCAATAGCCTGTACCTGCATTCTTTCCATATTTGCATAGGGAAAAGCACTGCAGGATACAAGCTAGATTGACTCGTTGGTTCTCGAACCAACTTTTGTCTCTCTAGCTTGCCGTGTCATCGCGAAAACTTAAAAAGTTTCTACTCTGCATCCGTATCGAAAATAATCAATAAGAACTATATTAAAAGTGTCTGCGAATATACTATGTAGGGAAGCACATCTTTCAATTAATATAGGTATTGAAATATCAACGTATACGAACCATCTACCTCGAATATGATTTGTGATAAAAATAACTGCTGTAACTAAAAAGTCACATATTAAGCAGTAAACTAAATCACCACAGGGAAGCAAGGCATGCACGACTCCCGACCCACTCGGATCCCAAATTTTTCTCGGAAAGGTTTGTATGATGAATGAGCCTCATCAAGTGAGGACCGTAAATTACGTTTAGTTCTGCTTCCATTCAGCTGATCAGTACTACTCATTTTAATGCTTCTAACATCAGCAAAATCCCAACGATCAACTATGGGTAAATTGCCTACTATAGCGAAACACTAAAACTTTCAGGTCGGTGTTTATACTAGGGTTTTCACGCCCCCACCTAATCTATAGGCGTTTATACTAAGACTTAAGGTCTCCGCCTACTACAATAAAGGATTATTAGTGCAATATACCTTACGAGTAAAAATTTTCCTCCATAACCTGTAAATTCTCGGAAAAGCCAAAAAGTCAATATCGATTAAGACGTAAAACTCTCTAACTTAGCAAAGAAATAAACATAATATGGCATTATCTAAACTAGAAGATATATGTCCTGTTTACTGTTGCGGGTGATGAAATTTAACCCAGGGCCTATCCCTTAGGACTAACATAAAAGCACACAACTTGTTCGCTTGCAAGCAAAATAGCAGGCATCACGCTCAATGAGCGTGATACGGTCTATCAAGCTCACTGAACTAGAAGTTGCACACTAG